CCTACAGGAACCATAGACCTATAGTACCTATAGGGTGTTGAAGGGGGGGGGGGGGTTTTTCCCCTTCCTCTATGGGGCAACCTAATTATTTAGGTCACCACTTCATCCCCTTTTGGAACCCATCTGCTAGGTGTCCTGTAACGACTGCTAGGCCCAAAGAGGCTGCTTGTCGTACCTTATTAACCTCTTCCATGAGCATCTCTTCCCTTCGCTCACCTATACGAACTTCAGCATCCTGAGACATTGCATCTACCCAGTATTGAACTGCCATAGCTAGGGAGTCCAAGCGGTCATCGTTAGATAATGCTCCTCGCTCTGCAGTGATGCGAGTTAGCTGATACATCAGTTGGTATCTGAGGGCTTGTTCAGGTGGGAGGTGTTGTGTGCTTTCGTAGTCCTGCTTTATGAGCTTCTTATCCATCACTAGCTTGTGCTGGTTCATCACAGGTTCGAGGACATCTATGATGCGCTTCTCTTTCTGTGTGTTATGACGTACCTCACCCATAGTTACTGGGTGTATCTTACCTAGGATGGGCATCATGAGTTGGTTAAACATGCCATCTCCGAAGTTACTCTCAACGATTATTTCGTTAACCTTTTCTTCCTTAGCTATCATAGCAAGTTTCTTGAGGGCTTCCTCAGAGTAACCTCCAGTTACCCCGCCGCACCTACGGACATACAGGTAACCATTAAGCATCTTCACCACTGCGTATCCTGTCTCGTCCTTACCTCTACCAGAGGGGTCAATTGACATGACTGAGCCGCTGTATTCTACGAACTGATCTGAGATATACATAGGCTTGTGGTAGTAGTCTCCGTTGAAGGCTACATTCGGAAGTTCCTGCACGACATACTGCTCACCAGATGCCCACACAACCTTCTCAGGAGCCTCCTCAGTGGGTATGTCCATGATTACTAGGTCAGACACCTTCAGGGGGTATCTTTCGGCATCAGAGAGTCTTGTATCGAGCATGAACTGCAGGGCAAACCCTGATCTACCGTAGGATGCTTCACGTTCTGCTAGGTCAAAGTCATCAAAGCGGGCAGGGTCTGTAGATTTCCCTAGTAACTCTGGGTCATCTTTAAGTAATTTAGCCACTTTAGGTGCTAGTTTGTCCCCTAGGGACACCAATTGGTCTTCGTTGGGATACCTAGCGGGCCAGATGCGTACCTTATACCCACGATCTGGGAGCTTATTGTATAGGCTCTCTTGGTTCTGTGGGGTTCCGAGGTAGATAATACGACCATCAGGTTTGAGGATAGCATCAAATTCTTTAACACTCTCAGAGAGTTTATCTCTCATCCCCTGTGTCATGGAGTTATTGGGTACTTCTATGTCATCTGCAATCAATACGTCAGCTCGGGACCCTGCAAGTTGCCCTGAGATACCCACACTCTTTACTGAGGGGGCATGTGAGGCGTTGGCGGGTGCTACATCGAAGCTAATCTTTGATTGTCTCTGATCGGTCCTAGGGATGAGGTGCTGAAGTATAGGCATCTCGTTAATCAGTCTAAGGGTGAAGGTTGTGAAGTCATCAGCGCGTGACTTGGATGCGGATACAACCAAGATGTTCAACTGTGGGTTCATATATAGGAGCCACACTGCGTATGCTGATGTAATCCAAGATTTCCCTACGCCTCGAAAAGCTTGAACAATGATACGTTTCTCACCGTCTTGGATATGCTTTGCGATGTCGTATTGAACTGGCGTAGGGTCTGGGAGGTTGAGGTGTTGCCAACAGACGAACAGGAATTTGCGAAAGTCGCTTAGAGGGTCCTGCGTCCGTAGCACCCCTAATGAGGTTCTATCTGTGAACATGGTGATTAATGGCGCATTTCTGATGCGTCTGCATCTTCATCGTTAAAGTTTGGTAGGCTAGCTACAAGGTCACCAAGGGGGCTGTCGTTTGTAGGGATAGCGTCGATGTTATTATCCTTGAGGAACTGTCGGGCTACGTTCAGGTCTGCAGACTTAGCTTCAGGGTCCTGAATGCGAAGCAGTAGGTTCTCTGCGAGGGTCTTGTGCAGAAGCTCCATCATTTCTTGTTGTGTCATTTTGTTTGACCTTTAACTTTTTCAAATGTCCTAAGACCTCCTAATCCCAAAAGGGAAAGTACGAGGGTCATTAGCTGGTCCCCCGCTAAACTTGGTAGGTCTACAGGTGTCTTTAAGAATGCGTTAATTAGGCCTGCAAATGGTTTGATGAGGAATTCATACCCCAAGCCAAGGGCAGCGACCCAGCCAATAGCTGGACGCCACCCAGCCACAAATATCGAGCGATGCTTGGCACCTTCAATATTTGCGACTGCTTGGAGAATGTGAGGTTGCTGCATGAGTGTATCTAGTTTTAATCTGGCAGCTTTCCGCTCTTCATCAGATGTGAAGAGTTCATCTAAACCTTTCGCAAGCCCGTCGACGATACCGCCGATAGGGTTGAGGTTCATATAGTTTCCTTAGATTTGAGTTTTTAAGAAGAGGATGAAATAGAATGTCCCAACGAGAACACCAAGAAACACACAGACACCAACTCCGACTGATACTTTAAATATCAGGTCGGCTCTTGCGGCATCTGCAGCTTTTTCAGCTTCCCTGCGCTGAACCCTCGCTTCTTTCTGAAACATTAGCCAACTATCCCACAAGCCTGCTCGGCCTGTGTATATCATTAGCTGCTTCAGTTCAGCTTCAGCTTCCTTAATGGATTCCAATGCCATGAACTCTTCAAGTTCTGTGGCTAGTTGGGGTCGAAGCGTACCCATAAAACCAGTACGCTTCTTTCGCATCTTCTGTTGGAGTTTGTCTTTGCTTCCAGCAATGATGCCAATCTGGCTTGCACAGTCTGCAATAGACCTGCCGTTCTGCACAAACTTTTTAACAATACTGAAAGCTGCGTTACACGCGGCTAGTTCAGCAAGCATATTAGTTCCTTAGTTTTTTAAAGCCATTTGCTCTACAGATTTCCGAATAGCTTTAATGTTTTCATCGATCCGTGCCATAGAAATTGCTTGGCTCTGAACCATCTCTTCGACCTTATTTATACGCTGAGAGAAGCTTATTAACTTCTCTGTGTTCTGCTGTATGTCTGCTTGCATCATTGATACTGTCCAGACGATTGCAGCGGCTTGCGTTACAAGGCCGAAGATAATAGTTGCGGGGACACTTTTAGAAATGTGCCAACTTTTGAATTCAGGCATTAGTCTGGGTGCATCCCTTCAGGCACTGATGGCCAATTGATATTGTCTGGGAACCCTGATTGCTCTGGAATGGCACGAAGAGCCTGACGGTATGTTGTCTGGGCGTCAGTCATAGTGCGGTCAGATGTTGCCATCCAATCTGTTTTAGATAGCAAGGAGTCACGAAAAGCTCTAGCTTCCTTTGTAGTCAATGCTAAAGCACCCGCAGTCTCAACTGATGCGTCATAAGTATCCCCAATCTTTTGATATTTGACTTCAGGCCAAGCACTGTAAGCTGCGGGAATGTTATCGGGGTCTACTACGATGAGGTTTGTAATAACCCCGTCTGTTAGTTGAGCTAGGTTTGACATTATTAAACGCTCCTTTTCTGAGATATTGCTACAAACCCGTCACCACCTATACCACTAAAGAAATAACCTGTTCCATAAACTCTATATCGGTAAGAGCTTACACCTCCACCTCCAGAACCTAGTGTCCCTCTAGATGCCTGAATAGTTATTGAGCCATTACTATTAATAGTTCTACCTTGGATACCCTGCCCCGCACCGGGTTTAGTAGCCGCATCAAGAATTAAACCTCTTGCTGCTAGGGTTTGTACTGGGCTGTTGAAACCATCAATAGTTACGTGTAGGTTGCTGCCACCCATTCTAACAGCGTAGGTTCCACCAAAAGCGTCTATGGGAGGTGTAACTCCCCCAGTCCCGCCATAATATGTATTTCTAGATTGGTGGCCATCCCTGTTAGTACCACCACCAGACGCAGTAGCTGCTGCTGCAATAGTAGGGGTGCTGGTTGTTATGCTTCCAGCACCACCAGCACCGCCCCCACATGTCATGCTAAGGTTAACATTACTTGCACCTAAGTTTGAACCAGTTACGGTAGTAGCGCCACCCGCATTGCCCTGTGCAGTACCAGCAGTAAGAACAGACACTCTACCCCCACCAGAACCAATGGTAAAGTTGATGGTATCCCCCGTTTGTAGAGCTAATAACTTTGATGAATAGGCCCCAGAAGCGCCCCCTTGTGCAGTGTCATTTGAGCCGTTATAGTTGCTACCTTCATAGGTTGGG